CCACTTATTGTGTTTTCGAAAATGTTTATGGACACATCTCATTGGGACTTGACGAGGTATTGTTTGCAATGGAAAGCATCAACTACCACACGAGGACATTTGTACTTCCGTCTAGTGCAATCGGAGCAAGACACAAACGAGAAAGGTTGTGGATCATCTGTAGAAACTTGGGCGACCCCGACAACTATGGATTCCCTACCACCGAGAAGTGCAGAGGCGACCAAGAAGATGCAAGAGGGACACAGAAAAGGTCGCAAAAGACCAAGCAACTTGAGGGAGCAAGTCGATCCGAAGACAATGGAGATGTATCCGACCCCTACGACCAAGGGTTTTGGACACGCCTCGGAGGGACAGACAATGATCTTTCGAAAGAAAGTGGAGAGAGGAGAACTCACGGAAGCAGAAGCACAAGCCATGATGAACGGAGTAACCTTAAGACCACCACGAATGGAAGAGTGGAAGTTTCCAACACCAAACTCGGGACTGAAGAAACACAGTTACAACGGAAACAATCAGTATTACGAGAAGAGACTGAAGGACGGCAGACAGATCGATCTAGCTCACAAGATTTATCAGATCGAGGGAGATGCAAGACTCAACTGCGATTGGACGGAGTGGCTAATGGGGTATCCTATTGGTTGGACGAGCCTCGAGGAGTCCCAAGAATAATTGTAGATCAGAAAGATCGTGCAAACAGACTCAAAGCATTAGGTAATGCAATCGTTCCCCAAAACGCAATGTTAATCGGATTAGCAATTAAGAAAGAGTTGACTTCTAAATAATGTTTGATCTATCTTTGAGATGCACGGAGCAATATCGGGAATTGCTATTTGCCCAGGTCGGAGAGAGACCTCGCCTTTTCACTCTCTTCGACCACTTTATATTCGCCTTCAAACGCAGAGGGGTAATTCTTTCTTATTTCTGCGAGACGACCAACAATTTCTTCACGAGAGAGTTTGTCTAGGTTATGCGTTACGTTAGTTTCCCTACGATCAATAGCAAGACCACCGAGTGCAGACCTTATTTTTTCTGCGTTCACGGCTGCCGAAAACTGACCAGATTCTTCTGCACCTTTCGAGAGATCTGCAAACCTTTTCATCTGACCCATCAGAGACACTCCGTATTTCCTTTCGTAATTTTCACGGAGTTCTTTGATGTGTTCAACTACAAGAGGAAAGTCTCTACCATTAAGGAGCAAACTCGCAGTCTTTCGGGCCTGACCTTCAGAGTAACCTGCTTGTCTAGCACATTCAGAATTAGAATTTGTTCCTTCTACAATAAGTTTAGCAAAAGTTTTCTGTCTATTAGTCAATGGCATGACCCCATAGTAGAGTTTCTCCCATATTTTATCAATAAAAAAAGGAAAAAAAATGACGCGGTCGGCTTTAAAGTGTAACATCTGTAACCAAAGTGTAACCAACACCCTTAAGCACACCAAGGGTTTGAACCCATTGGTTACAAGGTTACACTAGTTACACCTATTTTTAAAAAATTTTCATAAACAAAAAAATATGACAGAAACTATATGTAAATGAAATTCGAAGATAAAGAAAAATGCACCAGGTGCCGTGTTGCTATGAAAAAAGTAACACTGACTTTTAAAAACAACAAAGTGCAAGAGGTACATAAATGTCCGAGTTGTGGTTCTAAGAAAATAAAAGATGAAAAAAGTTATTATGGTACTTGACTTATTTTATCCCATACATTACTTATATATAAGTAATAATAATTAAAAATAGGAGATATTATGGGAGGTACGAAAAGACTTTGGGAAGACAATATCGACAATGAAGTCGGAGATTATATTGATGGCATCATACCCAGAGATCAAGTGAGTGAAGATGCCGAATCAGTTTATGATTTAGACAATGAAGACGTAAGCTACAAATCTTTAAATGTCCGTGTTTCGATATACGATCAGATAAAGAGAATAGCCAAGGAAGACAACAGAACTATTGCTAGTACAGTTGCTTTGATGGTTAAAGAAAACTTAAAAAATCGGAGGATATAAATGGAAGACGATAAGAAAGATAAAGAAAAAAAAGATAAGTTTAAAATTCATTCAACCACGGATTATAGTAAATTCAAATATATAAAAGGTAATCGTGAAGTTGTTGAGGCCCATGTAAAAAAGTTATCGGATCAGATATCTAAGAAAGATTTTCAGATACCGATAATAGTTAATGAGAAGATGGAAGTGTGCGAGGGTCAACATAGACTTGAAGCATATAGATTATTAGGTATTCCTATAACTTATATAATCAAAGAAGGCTTGGTAATCGAAGATATAAGAGAGATGAATTCTAGTTCAAGAGCATGGACTATGAGTGAATACATGGAGAGCCATGTAAAACTTAATAATAAAGAATATGAAATACTAAAGTGGTTTCATCAGACTTATGAGTTTTCAATTAGTGATTGCATATCTATGTTGAACGGTAAAGGCTATCGAACTTCAGATGACTTAAGCAATTTTAAGTTGGGAAAGTTTAAAGTTACTGACTTAGAGTGGGCAAAAGATACTGCTAAAAAAATCTATGTTGTTGGAGAATACTTCGAGCATTGGAAGAAAAGAAATTTTATTGGTGCTTTGATTTCTGCACTGAAGGACTCTTCTTTTGTTTGGAAAATTTTTGAAGCAAGACTGAAGAGCCATTCTTCTAAGTTAAAAAACCAAGGCAGCCGTAATGATTTTATCTTAAATATCGAAAGATTATATAACCATAATACTTCGGCAGAAAAAAAGATAAGACTACAAGTGTACGGAAATAGATAGGAGTTAGTATGTATATAAAAAATATTAAAACTTGGGAAGATGAAATTCATGGCATATCCACGAGGTTCGAGTATAAGAACCTCACGATAGAGCTTTATGAAGGTCAAAGAAGTAAGGAGCTAAACTATGAGCCGTACTTCTTAATCAGAGCATGGGATACAGAAGAAGCAAGATTGGAAGAACAAGATCTTAGAGAAACTTGGGACGAAAAAAATCCCACTATCAGGTGGAGAACCAGGTTTGATGCTATAGAACTTTCAGATAAACTAAAAGATCCACATATAGATCCTTCCAAATGCCCTATGGGTCTTTAATTAAATGTTAGATAAGTTTTTGTTTAAAACTGAGCCGTATGCTCATCAGTTGAAAGCATTACAACTAAGTCATGACAAAGAAAACTTTGCATACTTCATGGAGATGGGGTGTGGTAAATCAAAAGTTTTGATTGATAACATGGCTTGGTTGTATTGGCACAAGAAAATAGATACTGCAATTATTGTAGCACCGAAAGGTGTCTACACTAATTGGAGGAACAATGAGATACCAACACATCTATCAGATGATGTATCTCATAAAGTATATACTTGGAAATCTAATCTTAATAAAAAAGAAACCACAGAATTAAAAAACTCCGTGGGCCATGATGCAAGATCTAATTTACGGATACTACTAATCAATGTTGAGGCTTTTGCGACTAAAAAAATTTTCAAGTTCTTGGATACATTTATCCACAGAAGCAATTATCTAATAGCAGTTGATGAATCCACCACCATCAAGAACATCAAGGCAAAGAGAACCAAGGCACTAATAAAATTTGCTGAGAGAGCAAAATACAAACGGATACTGACGGGGTCTCCAATAACAAAATCGCCTTTGGATCTATATTCACAGTTCTTATTTTTGGATAAAAAAATTTTGGGGTTTGATTCTTATTGGTCTTTTCAAGGAAGATATGCAGTAGTTAAGTCCATGAAGATGGGATCACATTCTTTCAACCAGGTGGTTGGATACAAGAATTTAGATGAGTTAAAGAAAAAGATAGAGCCATATTCATATCGAGTAACAAAAGAAGAAGCACTTGATTTACCACCAAAGATATACACAAGCAGACAAGTTGATCTAACCATGGAGCAAGAAAGACACTATCAAAGCATCAAGAAAAGTTCGGTGGCGCTGCTTGAAAGTGGAGAGATGGTAACTGCACCCGAAGTTATGACAAGGCTTTTGAGACTTCAACAGTTATTATGTGGGTATCTTATAACAGATGATGGAGAGATAATGTCCGTTGAAAGCAATAGGATAGCCGTGCTTCTTGAAGTGATAGAAGAGATGGAAGGCAAGGTTATTATATGGTCTAGGTTTCGTCATGACATAATAGAGATATCTGAAAGATTAAAAAGTATTTATGGAGTTGCCACAACTGTTACATATTTTGGAGACACAAGTATGGCAGATAGAGATGAGGCAATCGCCAGGTTTCAAAACCCGGAAGATCCCACGAGATTCTTTGTAAGTAATCCACAAACGGGTGGTATGGGGATAACACTCCATGCCGCTAAGAATGTGGTTTACTATTCTAATGACTTCAACTTGGAGTCGAGAGTACAATCAGAGGATAGGGCACACAGAGTCGGGCAACATAATCCCGTATTGTATGTAGACTTGGTAAGTCCGAACACAGTTGATGTCCACATAGTTAAGACATTGGTTAATAAAAACAAATTAGCAAACATAACATTAGGGGAAAGGGTGCTTGAATGGTTAAAAGTATAAATTTAGGTATGGATTATTGTAGAGAGTGTGGAGAAAAACTGCCAGAGGTAAAGATTAAACGATACATGAAAAGGTATTGCAACGATTGCAGATCCACCGGCAATTCTTCATTGAGAGATGTTTATAAAGACATGCAAATGAGAAAGAATGTTAGAACAGAAGAAGATGAAGGCATTATGTTTGAGGATGATCCAAGAGCAAAGTACGAAGACAATGCAATATATAGGAGGAGAAAGTATGAGTAAGTTAAGAGGCGAAAAAATTGTAGGTAATGCAGGCGAAAATTTAACAGTATTCAAGTTATCGATGCTTGGTTATGCGGCATCAACAGTAAAACAAGATGGTGTTGATATAGCCGTGGTTGGTGGTGCAGGATTAAAGGTAGCACAACGAGTGGAAGTTAAGACAGTTCTACAAAGAGATGAGATGGCTAGATATTCTTTCAACATATCTAAAGGATCAGACAAAAGATACTACACCAGAGAGGACTGCGACATCATAGCACTGGTGGCTTTGGATATAGAAAACTTACAGAAAGCCGTGTTGTTTTTTCCAGTGGAGTCTTTTACCAGTGTTAAATCTTTGACATTGACTAAAAATGATTTTTTAAATCCATCTGATAAAAACGAATGGGGATCTGTTTTAAATTATAGTCAAGATATGATGTACCAAATTTTGAAGATGGCTAAGTTAAAAAAAGAATATAAAATTTATGAGAAAAAATAGGATTTTATGTTGACGTATTTATATAGATTTGGTAGAACTTTAATTGCTACTGATGTTGTTATTAGCAACAATATCAAAAGTATGGGTAGGGTGGTTCTCCTTTTTTCCTTTCGTTGTTGGTGTTGTCCCTACCCACACTTACTTTGGAGTGAACAATGGATACAGATAAATATAAGTCAATAGCAGTTGGTATCGAAACTTGGAAGAAACTCAATGAGTTAGCCAAGGAAAACTACAGATCTGTAGGTGGTACAATAACTTATTTGACTGAAAAAGAATACGAGTCTAGTGCCGCAGGCATTAAGAAAAAACTCGTTGACGAGAAGGTATAATTAATTAAACTATACCTTCAACTATAACCGCCGAAGGGCATAAACTTTAACGTAGAAGGAGAGAACGATGAGTGATGTGTATTCACTATTCGAGCAAGAGGCAGCTGACCCTCAAGCATTTAAGCAAGTCAGAGAAGGCGATACTAAAAGT